CCCACCCAAACCCGAAGCGATGCCGCGGGCGATCGTCTTGTGAAACTCTTCGAGGTTCGCCGGCGGATAGTTCGGGTCGAAGGTGTCAACATCGAGGCCGCGGGGCAGTAGCTCGAACAATCCCGGTTCCACTTCTTGCCGAAGGTCCGCGGTGCCGTTCTCTTCTTCGCCCGGCGCTTCGCCGTCGTATTCGTCGTTCGGTTTGTAGAACCCCATCTTCGATGCCGCAATGCGCGCACCCAAAACCACCGCCTCTTCGAATTTGTCGAGCATGCGCGCCCGTAGGCCAGGCGCCGCAAGGTGCGTCACGCCGCGACTTTGGCCGGGCCGCTCGATGGAATAAACGTGCGTGACGTGTTCGGCCTCGATGCGTTGACGTGGCCGGTTAGTGGCGTTCCATCCGAAAATTCCTTCGCTCGGGTGCTGGTCTAAAATATGGTAGGCCACCGGGCGGTCGTATTCGTCCACCTCGACGCCCATCTTGACGGCGTTTCCATTCGGCAGTCGGCCGTTCAACGTCCAGTCCAGGCGCATCGAGTCGACGACCTGCACCGCATAACGCCACTTGTTCTCGGCGAACCCCGGATGGTGAATCACCAAACACTCGCCGTCGACCATCCAACGATCTAAAACAAGGTCGAGCAAATCCTTGCGCGTCATTTTTCCGCAAGTCGTCGGCGAATGCTTCAACTTGCCGGCGGCCTTCCATGCGGCCTCAAGCGCCCGGTTAAAAGTCCGATCCACGCGCCCGTTTCTCGCCTTCCGGCAACTTGTGAATTTGAAACCACGCGGGCCGATCACGTTTGCCTTTTGCAGCGCCAGGTGGCGAATCACGTAGTCGTTGTTTCTCTCAAGGTCTCGGGCCCTGGCGACCATCGAAACCAATTGGCCGTGCATCGACGCGTCGGCCGAAACGTCGTGCGTTTCCCAACCAACAAACGATTCGTTGGAGGCCAGTTGATAAAACCGTTTCCCCCTCCGACCGCCGCGGCGTTGCTCGAATTTCCCGGTGGCGCGGTTGAATGTATACTGCGAGGCCATTAGGAAACTTTCGAAACGATGCGGCGCCATCCCGTTTTTCGGTGCGGAATGATTCCAAGGTTAGCCTTCACTTTGTCGATTTGTTCGACCAACCATGACCGATGCCGGCGAAGTTCGGCCAGGTCCATCCATTCATAAGAGCGGGTCGACACCGAGGTTTGAATCTGATACGACCGAAGGCCATCACTTGCGGCCACCGCCTCGCGGATCGTCGTTTCCGTCGTTGTAAGATCGGCTTGGAGTTGGACAAGCGCCGCGTTGGCGGCGTCGTAATCCTGTAAAATCCGCATCGAAAACACGACCGGTTGGAAAATCTCGGTGGCCTTCGAAACCTGAATGGTCACACCGTAATCGCCGGCCACCCATGCGGCGGTCGTTGCGGGAAGGCCGTCATACTCCCAGCCGCTACCCGATCCCGCGGCCGACCCCGTGAGAGTAAACCGATTCCCGGCCCCGTCGTTGAACATCAAAGAGGAGTCCCAGGAATCCGCCGACGAAAACCCGTCCACGGTCCATTCCCACTTCGCCGTTGCGCCGGCGCGGTGTTGAGTAGGAAGGGAAATTCGGTCGTTGCCTGCCATCCTCTTTCGGAAGGTGGCACTTTCCCACTTATCGAACCGACGCCCAACCGCGCCGCCTGGTCGCCTTTCGGCGTGGCGTTGGCGTCTTTTTCTTGGTTTTGGGTGCCGGTTTGGCCTGTTTCACCGGTTTGGCCGGTTCCTCGGATTTCTCGGCCTCCCGTTTCTTCATCGCGCGGTTACGGCGCGCCATCGTGCGAAGGTTCAATGGCAACGAACGAAGCGCGCTCAATGCATACACCCGAACGTCGAGCGGTTCGTTGCGTTGGCCGCCTTCCTTTTTCTTTTCGAATCTGACGGTTGGCCGCCCACCACTCCAACGAATCACTTTTTCCTCGGCGGTTAGTTGTTTGAAGTAGTCGACCGAATAGGCCATTGGAAAATGCATACGGCCGGCGGATTCCTCCGGGTTGGATAGCCTGGCATAAATTGTTTCCTTGGCGGTGTCGGTGCCTACGTGCGCCAGGCGCACCCGTTGTTTTTTCAAAATCGAAAACCGGGCGAAAATCGGTTGGCCGGCGGTCGTCAGGCCTCGGCACGGGAAAACGTGGCGCGCCGTTTTCCCCCGACAAAACGAATAAACCGCATCGGCGCGGTGACCGCCGGCATCGAGAAAAACGGCCTTTATGTGCATTTCGCGCCCGTCCTTCCGTTTGAACGTGGTTTCCCTCAAGTATTCCTCAAGTTGCGCGCGCGTGTTTCGGTTGTTGGGATCGCCGTGAATGGTGACGTAATCCAATGACCATGACTCCTCACCGTCGCCCCAACCGACCACTTCGAGTTCAAAACGGTCATCTTGCGTATCCCCGCCGGCGGTGATCACCAACACGTCATCGGGAATGGCGTCGGTGGTGTTGTAATCTTCTCGCCGCTCGAAAAGGCGTTGGTGGTCGAGTTCCTGCGCCCCGAATGAATACGGCCGGCCCAAAACGGTGTTGTAGAACACCTGTTCCATCTCCGGGTCGCCCTTCGCGCGTTGCCACTGGTCACAAATCCACCGCCACGAGCGAAAGGGAGAATAGGCCGTCCATATGAAAAATCCCCGCCGATCCCGCGGCGCTTCATCGGTCGCCATCCAACGCGCCTTCCCGCCCATGGCCTCGTCGGCAATCATCGAGGCCTTGTGGTGATGTTCCACCCACTCGTCGCACTCGGTGCATTGAAACTCAGCATAATGATCCTTTTGCGGGTCATGTTGCAGGTTTTCCCATTCAAGCGGGAAGAGTTTTTCGCAATGCGGGCAAGGAACATGGTATTTCCGCTTGTCGGTCGCCTCGAAACCTTTTGCGGTTCGGCTGGCATCCTTCAAAACGGGCGTGCCGCCGGCGATGAACATCCGGTTACTTTCGAAGGTCGCTTGGCGCGCCCGCGCCAGTTCGATCGGGTCGCCCTCTTTTCCAGTCGAATGCGGCATGCGGTCGACTTCATCGGCCAACACGATGCGGATGGGCCGCGACGCAATCGAAGCCGGCGAGTTCGCGCCGATCATGACTAGGCGCCCGCCAGGGAAATGTTTCGCCTGAATCGTCGACCCGTTCTTTTCCCCGTAACCGGTCAACGCCGCGAGCTCGGGACAATCCCGAAGCATAGGCTCGATGCGGTCTTTCGAATAGGATTCGGCCATCTCAACCGTCGGCTGAACCATCATCATCGGCCCAGGGTCGAGGTGAATATGGTAGCCAATCACGTTGTTCAGGTTTTCCGAGTACGCGATTTGCGCCGACTTCATAAACCAAACCTCTTCAACGTCGACAGCGGCGCCCGTCATCACGTCGAGAATTTCTCTCATGTATGGCGTTCGCTCGATTCGAAAACGGCCGTATTCGGCCGAGGCCTCCGACGAAAGGCGGCGGAATCGGTTCGCCCACTCCGAACCGGTGATGTTCGGCGGCGGCGCCAAACCGCGCCGGCGTGCGCGGTCGCGGATTTCGCTAGCCTTCACCGGGTTGGCTCAGTTCCTCCAACAACTGGTTGGTTTCGTTATCAATCCGGCGCGCCATTTGTCTTTCGGTTTTCATGCCAATCAATTCAGGCGCCAACTTCGAACCAAGGCCGGAAAGCCCCCCGCGAATTCGTTGAAATTCTTGCGTCCACGTCGCTTCAACTTCCGCCGCCTCGACGAGTTCCCCGCGTTTCTGCGCGTTCGCCATCTCTTGCGCGTCGGCCCTGGCCTTGTTCAACCGCGCCTGTTGAAGCGGTGCCACCAACGGCGTTTCCTCGCCGTCCGCCGGCGCTTCCGATTCCTTCCGGGAACCGGCCCCGTTCAACTTCCAATCGTAAACCTTCGAGGTGTCGAAGAACACGCGCCGCCCCTCGGACCAATGCGGGCAACCGGATTCCCGCCAACCGTCGATCGTGCTCAACTCAACACCAAGAACCCGCCGCAAGTCTGACCGACTGCACCGCCGCGGGTCAATTCACGTCGCTTCCCCTGGCATATGTTTTACAGTGGTTGTGGTGTGCTGGGAAATTTACACAAAGGGGAAAACTGCGGTCTTGGCCGC